GTATGAATACAATTATTAATAAACAAAAAGGAAACCAATGAAACAAACATACGAACAAGTATTAAAAGTAATTTATTACAGATTTGAAAAAATAAAAACAGAACTACAAGAGAGAGAACAAGAATTAGATTTATTCATTGAAGAAGGAATTGATGACGATGATAAATTTAAAGTTCTTTTACATAAAAGAAGTTGGGTCGCATCTCAAAAATGTATCTTAGAAAATTTATTAAAATATGACTTAGGACAATTTGATAAAGATTATTTTAAAAAATAAAATAGTTGGGTTGGGTTGGGTTGGGGTTTTCAAAATTTCAACCCATTTCCAAATTTTCAACTTCGCCTTCGGGCGGGGGGTATTGACAATAAAACAAGCTCACACAAAATCACCAAATATTTTTAGGATATTTTTTTGGACAGTCGGGTACCCTAATACTTCGGGTTCCCTAATATGTAGTGTGATGCTAGGGTTCCCGAATATAGGGTAACCCTAATAGGAATACCCTAATAGGAAAACCCTAATACGGATACCCTAATAGGGTAATACCCTAATATGGCAACCTGAAAGAGGTTCTTTAAGATAAGGTATTATTTCCCTTATTCCAAGAACTATTTACTACTTTTGTAATATTTATGACTTTTTGAGAGTTTATGAATATATTTATTGTAAAGAGTCTAACAAAGATGATAAATTCTAACAAACATAAGGAGACATTAGTATTATGAAAGATAAAGTAAAAGAACAAATACAACAATACCAACAACAGTTTGATGAGTTGTTGAAAGAAAGAGAAGGGCTTGTGAGCAGATTAAACGAAGTAGCAACAGCTTTAGAGCAGGTTCGTGGTGCATTTGCAGCATTAAAAGGTCTTGAAACAAAAGATGAACCAACAAATAAGAAAGACAAAAAATAAATGGAACTAGTAGAAGGCATAGAAAAAGCAAAGTTCTTAGTTGAACGTTTGCGTGATGCTGAAATATTTGCAGAAGAACCTTACGTGTTAGAAAGAATCATTGAGTTATTTCAGGTGGTAGAAAGTATTGAATCCCCTGAACTCGTTGGTTCTGATGATATGTGGGGGAGTGCAGTTAGTGAAGATGGCAAAAAAATCAAAGCTTAAAAGAGCAATAGTATTTCCAGACGTTCATTTCCCTCTGCACGATGAGAAAGCATTGTCTTGTGCTTTACAAGCAATAGGAATAGTCAAGCCAGATATATATGTAAATATTGGAGACGTAGGAGAGTGGCATAACTTTTCTGCTTGGAAGTATAAAGGAAAAAAACTTCCTTCCTTAGAATATCAGATACCGCATTGTGAGCAAGACATCGCAGATGTCAATGCAGGTTTAGATATTATAGACGCAGAATTAGATAAGCATAACGTAAAAGAAAGACATATGCTTCAAGGGAATCACGAGATATGGATGGACAACTTTGTAGAGAAGTATCCTTATATGAGTGAATATACATTTCCAATAGCGTGTAAGTTAAAAGAAAGAGGATACAAATATTATGAATATAATGTTCCTTTAAAACTTGGAAAAATTAATTTTATTCACGGTAGTTACGCTACTACTTACCACGCCAAGAAACATCTCGAGACATATGGAGCTAACATTATGTACGGACATACCCACGATATACAACGACACACCTTAACAAAATTAGATGCAGGAACTATTGGAGCTTGGGGTATTGGATGTCTTAAGGATATGTCTCGAGAAAAAAACAAATGGTTACGTGGTCGATTACATAATTGGAATCACGCATTCAGTATCATTACCTTTTTTCCAGGTGGAAACTTCCAAGTAGAAGTCATTGAGATAGTCAAAGGCAAATGCGTGGTATGGGGTAATGTTGTTGAAGGCTAATGCATAGAAGAGTTATCAAAGGCGTTCCTCGTTATGTATTTGATAATGAGGCGGAGTTTAGAGAATCCTTCCCTGATGCTGATTTGATACAGGATTGGAGAGAAGGTCAGCCAAACGATTGGGTAATTACAGACGATGGCAAGGTCACACAGATTCTTCGTAAGAAGAAAATGAAAAATACTACCTTGAAAGCAATAGATGATTACTACATTACATTGCTTGGTCCTTGCTTTCGTTCTGGTAAGATGGAAGGCAACCCTAAAAAAGATTACAACTCGTTTAAGAAAAGGACTAACATAGAAGAAAAGCCTTTATCTTGGAGAGAGATTCGTTTTGTGAAAATGATAGCACACGGCGAAGTACCCGTTCAAGCATACTTAGAATGTTTTGAAACAAATAATAAAGATACAGCATCGGTGAAATCATCAGTGTTGTTAAAACAAACTAGGATAAAAGAAGAAGTGGAAAAAGAAATAGAAGAATTACTGACCGATATTGGTGTTGATAAGAAATGGACTTTGGAAAAAGCCAGAGACATTGTTGATAATCCAGATACATCCGATGCTGTAAAGCTAAGAGCTTTGGAAAACTTTATGAAGATACAAAGTATGTATCCAAAAGAAAAGAAATCAGAACAGCTTTTACTTGGTCAAGCCTTTACTGGATTTAGTAAAGATGAAATATTACAACTAAGCGGAGTAAAGAAGATTGAAAGTGGAGAACAAGAAGATTAATATAATTCCATCTGCCTCAGAATTATCTGAGAGAGATGAGATATTAGCCAAAGCTTATAAAGACCTAATCTTTTTTGGGCGTGTATTCTTGCCTCAAGACTTCTTACACAAATCTGAAAGCCCTCAGTTCCACCACGACTTAGCCAAGAAACTAATTCAACATAAACCAGGAGCACGTATTTGCAATGTGATACCTCGTGGTATGGGTAAAAGTATTTTATCTAAAGCTGCTATTATGCATAAGTTTCTTTTTGCCCAGGAAGATAAACAAAACTTTGTAGCTTGGGTATCAGAGGAGCAGGGTCAGTCTGTAGACCACGTGAAGTATATAAGACATCACTTTGAAGAAAATGAAATCATTAGATATTACTTTGGTAATATGGATGGCGGTTCTGTAGGTAAGCGATGGACTGAAAAAGATATTGTTACACCTAAAGGAGATAGAATCATAGCCAAAGGTTCTGCACAGAGACTTCGTGGTAGAGCAGAAGTAGGCGTAAGATATACGGGTATAATCCTTGATGACTTTGAATCAGAGTTAAATACCAAGACACCAGATAGAAGAGCAGAGTTAAAAAAGTGGATTGTATCTACTGTATTTCCATCACTTGAAGAAACGCCAGGCAATGAAGGTTGGATATGGCTTACTGGTACGATTGTACACTATGACGCATTCTTGCAAAACATTGTTGATGGATGGAATGAAGCAAAGAATAACAATAGAGACTATCCTTGGGACTTAACCTTTCATAGAGCTGTTGAAGATGGAAAGCCATTATCGAAAGACCCGTTTCCTTTATCTAAGTTAGAAAACAAACGACAAGAATTTATTGAAGCAGGTCTGGTAAACAAGTTTGCTCAAGAGTATATGAATGATGCTAGAGACTCAGCGTCTGCTGCATTCAAAGTAGATAGGTTGCAGTATTACAATCATAAGTTTGAAGTACGAAATAAGTTTTGCTATTTAGTAGATAATGATGAGGCTATACCAATCAATGTATATATGGGAGTAGACCTTGCTGCTACCGCAACGAAGACATCAGACTATCAGGTCATTATGGTTATGGGTATTGATGCAAACAAGAATAGATACATCATTGATTACTTTAGAGAAAAGATACCAGCCTTTGATATGGCAGAAGAGATTGTAAAGATGGCAAAGAAGTATTCACCTGTTAGAAGAGTTAGCATAGAAACGGTTGCTGCTCAAGAAATGGTGCGAGATATGACTAGTAGAATATCCATTGCTGATAAACGATTGATGCCTGGTATATTCAAAGGGGTTAAGCCTCCATATGGTATTAAGAAAGAAGATAGATTGGAAACAACGCTTGGTCCTATCGTTAATTCAAAGAAGTTGTTTATTAAAAAACATATGACTGAAATAGTAGATGAGTTTTTTGAACACCCAAAACCAAAGAACGATGACCTTATGGATGCATTATACTATGCAGATTATTTTGCAAAAGCTCCAAGTAGCACTGCAATAGATGCTAAAAAGTTTAAAGATAGAATAGAAAAACAAGTAAACATAAAGAAAAATAAGGTGTATAACTGGATAACAGGTAGTATTGACTGATAGTTCTTGCCGAAACTTCATTAAAATCTGTAAATTCTAGCACGACAAATTACATCTTTTTCTAGGAAAATATATGGAATATGACAAAAGAGCATTAACAAACCAAGAACTATTTGACAGATACAAGAACGATAGAACAGCTTGGGAGACAGATGCAAGACAAGATTTAGACTTTTATCTTGGTAATCACTTTACACAATCAGAGTCTCAAGAATTAGCATCACGTAATCAGGCTGATGTACCTATGGATAGAATATCTCCAGCGGTAGAGAGACTAAAAAGTATGCTTACATCAAGACCTCCTGTGTTTACAGTGGTACCAAGAGAAGATTCAGACACATCAATCGCCTATGTATGGAGAGAGATAATGGGATTTGCCTGGCAGAACTCTGAAGGAGACGCACAGGTAAAACAAGCGATACACGATTATTGTGTAGTAGGGCTTGGATTTTTATATGCTTACGTAGACTATGATTCTGATTTTGGTAAAGGCGATGTCAAGTTTTCTTATCTTGACCCATTCAGAGTTTATGTCCCAGCCTCCTCCAGAGATAGATTTTTCCAGGATGCAGATAATATAATACTATCAACTGTATTAACAGAGACACAAGTATTGAATTTATATCCAGAACTAGGAGCTAGTGTAGACCCAGAGACTGGGGAAGAAATAGACCCACTTATTGAAAAGATTTCTACGTATGCTCACGACCAAGATTACCCAGATAATATAAATAAAAATTCTTTAAATATTTATACACCAGACACGGTTAAAGGGTATACAGAACAAAACTATAAACGATTTCAAATCTTAGAAAGATTTACCAAAGTAAAAGTTCCTTACTATCGTTTGATGGAAAACGAAACAGGAAAAGAATTTATTGTAGATGAAGCAGACTTTAGAATATTCTTAGAACAAAATAAAGAATTGGTAGAAAATGGTAAGGTAGATATTATACAAGTATATCAGAATAGAATAAAAGTAGTTGCAAGTATAGGTGAGGTAGTGTTGTATGAAACAATATTGAACACAGATGTTTACCCTATTGTGCCTATTGCAAACGTTTGGACCCAAACCCCTTATCCTCGTTCTGATGTCTCCAGAGCAAGACCAATGCAACGTTTGTTAAATAAGCTATGGTCATTAGCACTATCTCACGCCCAAGCTTCTGCTGGTTTAAAACTTATGGTTCCTCTTGGAAGTGTAGAAGATGTTTCACAATTAGAAAAAGATTGGGCAAATCCAAATGCAGTTATTGAAGTAGACTCATCTCAAGGAGAGCCTCACTACCCTGCACCTCAGCCTTTAACTGGAGAGTTTTATAGATTAATACAACAGTGTGAGTTCTATATAAACTTTATTTTTGGTATTCCAGAGATTATGCAAGGGGTTGGACAGCAGCCAGATACTGCAAGAGGAACAGAAAGAATTATATCTTTAGGTAGTGAAAGACCTAAGTCAAAATTAAGAGATGTAGAATTTAGTATTAAAAGACTTGGCAAGATAATGTATAACTATGCTAAGTCTCATTATGACGTTGCAAAACTTATGCGTCTAGTTCAACCAAATAATGATATAAGTGAAATGATGGCACAGATATATAGCGATAAAACAAAAGTAGTATTTGATTTAAAGAAAGATAAACATAATCTTGAACAGCACGATGTTGGTATTGAATCAGGTTCTACTTTGCCTACAAGCAAGTATGCTGAGTTAGCTGTATATATGGAAGCATTCCAAATGGGATTAGTAGACCAAGT